GTCGGTCAAGAAGTGGTTAACGGTGTAACCTTCTGGGATTGCGCCCATATTCTTGATAGCGTTGATGTCGTTGTTGTTTGTACCAACGCGGAGTTCGGTATCCAACAGACGGTTGGCAACGAACATCAGTGATGGAGGAACAACCAACTTGCGTGGTTTAGCAGCGATCAAAAGACCACGTTCGTCTGTCCAAGCAGCGATCTGAATCACAGCGGATTCGAGAGAAGTCTCGTTGAGGTCAACGCCAACAGTTGGGCTGTTGTAGTTAACGCCGCCGTTGACCAATGGGTGGCCAACACGAGTACCGGAGCTGTTGTTACCGAACAAGGACACGCCGTCACCGCCAAGGTAGTTGCCGCTGAAACCGTTATTCAAAACGGAAGCAGCTTTAACTTGCTTGGTATAGGCCATAGCACGAGCCAATGACTTGGTGTAGCGAGCAGACAAGCTGTCGTACAAGTTATCTTCGATCGCTTCTTCAGTGATCGAGAAACCCAAGGCGATGGTTTCGTGGGTGTAACGGGCGGTGAACGCTTCTTGCGCGTTGTCATAAGCGATGGCTGAGCCTTCGTTTTTGACAGGAGCTGCAGCGAAGCCAGCCAGTTTGGTTTCTTCTTCAAAGCTACGTTCAGATTTCTCTGTTTCGTAGATTTCTTTGTGCTCTTCGCCGTAGCGAGCATATTCCATGCCGAACAAAGCGTTGAGACCGGGGAGCAGTTCTTTAAGTAACTGTGCGCGTGAAATAGCCATTTTTTACTCCTTACACGCCAACAGCACTGCTGTATGTGTGGAAGCCGGGGTTGAACTTAACCAGCAAATCAGTGTAGGCGTCGCCCACTTGTGAGGTTGTGCTATTCACAAAACCAACGATACGGAAGGCCGCAGTCGTAGTTTCAGTGCTAGAGCTCACAGCGATGTTGCTGTTACCTGTGGTTGTCGAACCTGTGCTTGTAGACTGGGCGTTAGCCAAGTAGACGTTAGCACCCAAACCTGCTTGGCCAACGGAACCGTTAGCTTGCACTTGGAACACAGCGCGGTCGTCATCAATCACGAATGCTTGAACCACGCCAGTTGTGCCGGAGGGGTAGTATTGTGAGAAGATCAATTGACCCTGAGTGTTGTAGTACGAACAGCCAACGAACACACCGACAGCACCAGTCAAAGAACTAGAGCCAGCAGGGAAAGCGTTAGTGGTCGCATCAGCACCAGTAGCTGTGACGATCTGCAGGTAGCCGGACGAGTTAACGAACACCAAAGTGCCGTTATAAATGTTCGTGCTGTACCCAGCAGGGTTGATCAAGAAGGTACGGGTACTACCAGCGTATGGTAGGCCGCCCAACTCGTTTACGGCTTTGAAGCCGTAGGGAGACGCGGTTGATGCCATTTAAGGACTCCTAAGTTACTTTGAACCTGAACCAAAACCCGCACCGCGACTGACCGAAGATTTTTTCTCCGAGAACAGAGGCATACGCGAGTCACTGTTTCGCATGAAGTGGTTGTCCACTGATTCCATCTGGTTTTGCGACTGAGTTGCGTAATACTCTTTACGGGCATCGAAGTGTTCTTTGGGCATCTTGCAGAGCATTAACCCGCCAATCTCGACGTTACCTGTAGCGGCATTGCCAAACAATTGCATTTCCGGATGATCCGACGCCTTCACCGGCACCCAACCTTCACGTAACTTTTTAGATACGTTTGTCGGATCGGCCTGTCCAAGAATAGCTGTGGCTACCCAATGGAAAACCATTCCGGGTTCTGGTGTTGGTTCGGGCAAGTTGCTTGGTGGTGTATAAACATACCGAGCAGATTTTTCGCGTGTAACGAGGTCACGGGGTGTACGATTTTCAGCCATTTCAATTCTCCAATTTAGCCACTTGTGCAGCATACTGTTGTGGGGTTAATCCAAATTTCTTTGCCAGCGCGAGCTGGGTCTGAGTGAGTTGAATCTTTTTCGGACCTGACGAGCGTGTCGCAGGAGCCGCCACAGTTGCAGGTTTTCTTGGAGCATCGTTAGTACGAGGCTTGTCCTCTGTTGCACCGAATACTTCGGGGAACTTGGACTTCATGCGAGCATCGATTTGCTCGAAATAATCATCTGAGCGGGGGTCCACTCCAGACGTCACTAATTTTTGATGCAGCCCTAGTGCAAAGCTGGTAACTTCTTCAAACCCATTCGCTCCGAACCACTGGTTTTTGGCTTGCCAGCGCAAGGTTTTTTCGTCCGGTTGAACACGTTGGGGTTGTGTATGGGTAGTTTGTACCTCAAAGTCACCATCTTGTAAAGAGTTTTTTGCGTCTTTTCTTGACTTTTTCTCTTCTTTGCGTGCGCGCTTGACATTATCGAGCTCCATCTTGGCTTCAAGCAGTGCTTCTTGAGCCTTCAATAGTGCCTCTGAGTCGAACGCTTCTTGCGCCGCTTTGAACTCACGGCGCGCTTTTTCAAGCTTGGCCTCTGCCGCATCCTTAGCCATAGACACAAATTTCTCAGTGCCGTCGGTAATGGTGCTTTTCAAGCGGTTGTTTTCAGTGAGCAACTGTTGCGCGAAGCGCTCCAGCTCTTGTTGCTGACGCAGCGCGGCTTCTTTTGCCCGGCGCTCGTCATGTCGTGCGTGGGTCAACTCCTTGATGCGGTCTTGAGCACCCTTGGTGTAGTTCTCAATCTCATCATCTGTGGGGTCGGCCACGTCGTGTTTGAGGGGCTGGCGACCTTTGTCCTTATCAGGAGTGTCGTCAACCACCTCGATTTCTACTTCGCCCTCATCGACTGTGACGTCGACGGACTTCTCGTTCTCCTGCTCATCAGGGAACTTGAACTCTTCGTTCGTGCCTGCCATCTAAGCTCTCCTTTTATACACGCGAAATGCCGCGCGGGTCTTCAACCGTACCGTCAACTTGGTCGTCGTTGATGATGCGGAACTCTTTATCGTGGATTTTTATCCGGGTCCCGGTGTATGGACGGGTGATCACGAAGTCGCCTTCTTTACACCATGCCCCATCAGGGAAGCGCTCAGTGTCTTTGTACGCTGAAGGACCCATTCGCATCACAAACAAAACAGGTGAAGTTAATTCTTCTGTCTTCATTGTCTGTTCGGCTTTGGCAATCTGCGAACCCTCGAACATGTCGTCACTCTCCACCAGAGCACACAAGATTTTGTGGCCAGATGGCACGGGGAGTTGTCGGCCGCGCTGCTCAATCGGAATCTCTTCCTGCACAGGCTGCTGCATCTCGGGTGGGGCGTAGACGCCCGGGGGCAAAATGAGATCACTCATCGTTTTGTTTCTCCATTTTTTCTGCAAGGTCCAACAGGTAACGCTCTGCGATGGCTAGGCCTTGAATCACCCCACAGAGTTTTTGATATTGATCAAAGTTTTGACATGCGCCGGACGCAAGGTCATCGGCGTAGTTGTTCATGTCAGTGCGTATTTGGTTGCGTAATACGCCAACGAAGCTGTTATCCGTCATTCTTTAGGTTTCTCCTTTGTCTGTTGTTTGGCTTGGGCAAGCTGCTGCTTGTGCTGTGCGCGCTGGTGCCGCATGTTCTGTGCGTGCATCTGAGCGTTGTGTCCGAACTCTTGGGCGCGTGCCATCGCGTCTTGCGTTTGTTCTACGCGGTTGGCCATGACGTCCTGATGGGCACGCTGCGCGTTGATCGCCATTTCTTGTTGGGCGCGTTGGCGCTCGATGGCCATGTCCTGCTGAGCGCGCGCGGCTTGCATCTGGGGTTCTTGACGTTGCATGCGCAGTTGGGCGCCTCGATCTGCCGCGTCCACACCCACTTTGGTCTTCTCCAGTTTGAGTTGGGCTTGCTTGGTCTGGGCATCGAGCTGCATGCGCGCTTGGTCCAACTGCAGGCGCGCCTGCTGTGCCTGCGCATCTGCCTGCGCTTTTTGCTGTTTGATCTGGAGCTCTTGCTGTTTGATTTGCAACTCTTGTTGTTGCAATTGCAACACTGGGTCTTGGGCATTTTGCTGCGCTTGCTGTTGGGCAGCCATCTGCTGGCTCTGCTGCAACACCTGCTGGGCGGCCTGCGCCATCATGCCGGAGAGCGCTGTCTCGATCTCGGGCGGCAGTTTCTCGTCGTCTGGCGGCAGGGGCATGCCCAACTGCTGCTCGATTCTTTGGCGATATGCGAACCCAACGTGCTCGGCAATGTGAGCCTGCATCGCTGCCATGATCTGTGGAGCTTGGGGGTTCTGTCCCATGAGCTGCATGATGATGGGGTCTTGCATGGCCGAGGTGTGCACGGCGATATGCGCTTGGTGGTCTTGGTAGAAAAACGCTTTGAGCGGCTCGCCCTTGAGCACGGCCATGTTCTCAGACACGGGGTCACGAGGTTTCTGGTCGTCAGGCAGGGGCACCAACTTGTCGGCATCCTTGATACCCAACACCTCCAACATGCCACGGTGCAGCTTGGGCAGGTCATAAATCTGAGGTGCCATCTGCGCCAACTGAATGACCGCTTGGTACTGCACCACGCGCTGTGCCATTGTTGCCGCGTTGGGGTCGCTGACGGGGATGATGTCCAGATGTTTGTAGTCCTCCATCTTGGCTTTGCGTGGTGCGTCGCCGTCTGGATCGTAGTCGTAGTCTGGGTCGGAGTAGTCCTTCACCAAGTCCGCGATCAGGTTCAGTTCTTGCTTCAGGCTCGCGTGCATGCGCGCTTGCACAGCGGACATCACTTTAAGCTGGCGCTCCAACAGAGCCAGCGTTGTTCCCACGGGAGCTTGCGACGACATGTCGCTGACCTGCATATCCGCCGTGGCTGCGAAGCGGCGGCCTTCCTCAACGATGGTGTTGAGTAGACTGTACAGGACGTTGCTTGGTTCTTTGTAAGGCAGCGGTAAGATTGAGTCGCGCAGCGCTCCTGAGCCGACGTCTACGTCGCGCCATTCCCCCGGTGCAATTGGAGTGTCATCACCCTTAATGCGAAGTCCTCGGGATTTAAGGCCGCCCGGAAGGTTGGAGAGCGTCCCTGCGTCAACAAGCTGACGCATGATGGATGTGGCTGATTTTGCGAACCCACCGACGAGGTGGAAGAGCCCGAAGCCGTAGGCTCCGAAGCCGGGGATGTATTGGTAGTGGACGAAGTGTTGTCGTTTGAGTCGGAGCTCATCATCTTCCTTCCAGTTGCGACGCACGGCCAACACAGTGTTGGTCCCTTTGATCATCGTCACCACGTATGGTAGCGCAATACCGACGGCCTCGCCATCATCATCTTTGTCCGCGTAAGGATCTTCTGCGATCACCAAGTCCACATGGCTCTCGAACAGCGTGTAGCGGTCATCGTCCGAGTCGTTAAAGCCCGTCTCTTTGTCCTTGGCTTTCTGAATATCAGTCTGGTTTTTGTCTGGGTCGCCCAGCTCTACATCGACGTAGAACCCAGCAATCTGCAGTTTCTTGAGGTCGTTCTCCGTTTTGCGCATAACGTGCGTGATGCGATAGCACGTATCCAAATCCGTTGCGCCGTAGGGCAGGATCATGTCCTCGGCTGGCACGAACATCGACACCTGACGCCCGAGGTTGGGGTCGAAGTACACCTTTTTGAACGCAGAGCCGGTGGCGGGGAGTGACCACAGCATGCGCTCATGCTCGGCACGGAACTCCTTCATCACTTCTGTCAGC